GTCATAAACGTTATACTCAACAAACTTATCCCAATTGTTTTGATAAAACTCTTGGAATGTAGCAAACTCGCTATGGTCTAGTTTTTCTTCACCCAACTCTACCTTAGCAATGTTATCGAGTCGATAAGATTCCTGCATCGAGTAGGTATACTTTTTATACAAATCCAAATAGTCAAGCTGACTGACACCAGCAATATCATAGGAAATTTCTTTGTTACCTTTAACGTAGATTTCTCGTTCTTTGGTAAGTTTCCAAGGACTTAATTGTTTAGCATAATCCTCGCCAATAACTCGTTCAATACGACGATACAAGAATGGAATATCGAAGAAGTTGATGTTCCATCCAGTTACTACGTCAGGTGTGTTTTTCTTCCACCAATCGATAAAGTCCATTAGTAGTAGGGATTCGTTTTTAAATTCTCTGTAAGTGAAGTTAGTGGCATTGCCAGTGTATGGCTTACTGCCCCATGTGATAACTTCTTTGGTGTTATAGTTTTGAATTGAGATAAGAAGGACTTCTTCGTTTGCTAACTCGACGGACGGAAAGCCATTTTCAGAAGAAGTCTCGATGTCAAGAGTATAGATACGGAGTTGATCCATATCCCATTGAATGTCAGTAGGATACTCATTCCAGAGCCACTGATACATCCAGTTAAGTTGTCCGTGAATTTCAAATCCAGCTACGTCTTTGTAACGTTCAACAAAGTCACGTGCCTCTTTGATAGAGTCTAGTTTAATCTCGTGACAAGGACGACCATCTAGAGTTTTGAATGGTGTTTCACCTTTGCCTTGCGTAGTCCATACGCTTGGTTGGAAATTAATCTTATCAAGTTTGTGACGACCATTGACGATCGATCGAACCAGCAAAGTGTTACCCCACTGGTGAACATTAGTATAAAAAGACAAAGAACTTCCTCCAACCATAAATTAATAATATATTATACCACAAAAACTCGAAAAAGTCAAGTTTAAATAATAAGTTTTTTCTCAGGCTGAATGATTCCAGAGCCAAACATACGATTGTATTCGTTTGTAAGTCCAGTAGTTGGTTCGATCTCTGCAATTACATTTGCACGATTAAACTTTACTACTTTTGTAGGTTCTGCGTAAGGACAAAAAGGTGCAAGTCCAATACCCATTTTCTCTCCCTGCATTTGACGCATGATAATTGCTGGGTCTTTTGCATGAATTTCTCCTGCGACTGGTTCTTCAATCTCAGAAATAA